CATGTAGGAACTATAACCGATGCTTCAATCGGTTATACATTAAAATACATATCAAAAGCTGCCAAAATTCCAATGCACCAGAACGATGATAGAAGCAAAGAATTTGCTTTAATGAGCAAAGGTCTTGGCTCAAATTATATAACCGAAAATACATTAAAATGGCACAAAGCAAACGCAGAAGAACGCGTATACATACCTTTGTTAGATGGAAAAAAAGCCCCAATGGCGAGATATTACAAGCTGAGGATATACGACGAATTCGAGAAGGAACGAATTTCTTATTACTTCCAGAAGAAAGCATCCGAAGCAAAAGATTTATTAATAGAGGAACATGGCAACAATCTACAATCTTTTAATGAACAAAAAATTTACGATAGTATTCGTAAATTGAATAAAAAAGAACATTTAAAAATCTAAAAAATGATTAAGACTTATTTAAATCGTGAGCAACATAACAGAAGTTATGAAGTTAATACACAACCTAGTGAAACAATACCAGACCAGAGCATGTCTATTCGTACATTGCTTGACCGTTATTCAAGAGGTCTCCCGATATCGGGAGAAAGAACACCTATATGGCAACAGGGTGATGATTATAACGACATGCCAGATCCAAGAACACTGGACCTTGCTGAAAGGCAAGAATTTGCCGAGTTATACCAGCAAGAATTAAATAGTTTGAAAAAAACTTTGAAATCTGAAAAAAAACATTCAGATTTACAAAAAATATCAGATATTAGCTCTGAGGAACAAAACGGCGTTTTGAGTGAGTTGGATTAATCCAACTCGCGCAAAACGCAAGACAAGCGTAGCGCGTCAGCAAAGCACTAATACTACTTGATATATTAGTGCTAGTTGACACCAAGTCAACTAAAAACAAAAAAAAGGAGTATAAACCCCCACCCTAAGAAAAAGCAAAGCGGCTGGAAGCCTAAGGGGAGCTAAGGGAAGTAGCGTAGCGGATGACCCAATGCGACCAAAAGGCGAAAAGCGGCTTGCTTTCTGGGGTTTAGAAAAAAACGACTGAAAGTGTATGGTAACAGAAACGAAAAAAACAGAAAACCAAAAACAAGCAGCAACGCTGGAACGATCGAAATCGGCGCGCAAACCAAAAAACATAACTAATTACAAACAAAGAGGCCTATTTGGCCGACTTTATAAAACCCTAATAACATGCCCTTACCCTCATTCTTAGCATTAGCAGGAAAAGCAATAGGCACAGCCTTTGCAGCTAAAAACATAGGAACAACAATAGCAGCAGCTAACGCTGGTGCTCAGTTATTAACAAATAGAGCACAAAAAAAGAGTAACTTAGAAATGTACAATACTCAAAGACAAGATGCCTTAGCAGATTGGAATAGACAAAATCAGTACAATAGTCCAGAAGCACAAATGACTAGGTTTAAGGAAGCTGGGTTAAATCCACACCTTATTTATGGACAAATGACTACTGCCCAACCTATAAAAACACCAGAAGCAAAAGCACCTAATTATGTAGCACCACAAGTAAATCCAGATGATTTTAATATATTAGGTAGACAATATGCACTAGAAACGCAACGTTTACAAGCAGAAAATATGAAGTATCAGGGAGATTTAATAAAAGCTCAAATACTTAAAAACGAAAGCGAAACAAATTGGAAAAATATATATAGTAGTTTTTTCAAGGATACAGAACCATATAGAGCAGAAGGCTTAAATATAAGTAATTTATTAAAAGGAAGTCAATATAGACAATCAGAAGAAAGAATTACATCTATACAAAAAGAAAGGCAATTAATTGCTCCTAAAATACAAAATATAATTGCGGGTACGCAATTATCACAACAAAAAAAGGCTGAAAGTGCACAACAGATTATTAATATGATAACTGCACAAAAACTTTTAGGTCAAAAAGTAATAACTCAGGAACAAGAAAATGAATTTGCAAAAAAGATACAAGCTATGGGTATAGCTGGACAAACTTTGGCATCACTATTAAGATTACTTAAATAATATTTCTTAACAATTAAAAACAATAAAATGAAAAGACGTTCAAGTCGTAAAAGGAAAGGCGGATACAGAAAAGTAGCCCGTACTTATTACATTCAACGTGGGGGAACACGTTTATAAACACCCAAAAAACGCTAAATTTCAATTTAAAGTAAAATTGACAAAACAATGAAAAATTTATTCAACAGTATTAAGTTAACAAAGCCACAAAAAAACAGCTTTGATTTATCCCATGATGTTAAGTTATCAACACAAATGGGCCAATTGACACCAATTCTTACATTAGAATGTGTACCAGGTGATAAGTTCAATCTTGGTTGTGAAAGTCTTATAAGATTTGCACCATTAATTGCACCTGTTATGCATAGAATGGATGTAAGTATGCATTATTTCTTTGTACCAAATCGTATATTATGGAAAAATTGGGAAAAATTTATTACAGATGCAAATTCTGGAATTACATATCCTTTTCTTAATTGGAGCTATGACCAATTAAATTATTATACAACAAATTATCCTAATGCACAAACTTCTAAATTTTTAGACTATTTAGGAGTTCCACCACCTGTAAATACTACAACTGCAACTCAACCAATTAATGCTTTGCCATTAGCTGCATATCAATGTATTTACAATGAGTATTATAGAGATCAAAATTTACAAGCACCTGTAAATTATCAATTAAAAGATGGTAACCAAGAAGCTGGTGCAGGTGGCGAAGATTTCTACGCCTCATTAACTACTTTACGTAATAGAGCATGGGAGCATGATTATTTTACTTCTTCGTTACCATTTGCACAAAAAGGAGCAGCAGTAGATATACCTTTAGGAAATGTAGAAATACCATATCAAAAAATTGAAGGTAGAAGTTCAGGAGGAACAGCAGCAGATGTACAAGGTGTAGATGGAGTAACTTATGATATTTCAACCTTATCACCATCACCATTAGGAAATGGTTTATTTAGTCCTGATTCTACTGCAACAGTAGAACCTACTACTATTAACGATTTACGTCGCGCATTTAGATTACAAGAATGGTTAGAAAAGAATGCAAGAGGTGGTACACGTTATATAGAGTCAATATTAAGCCATTTTGGAGTAAGAAGCAGTGATGCTAGATTACAACGTCCTGAGTATATTACAGGCGTTAAAACACCTGTTGTAGTTAGTGAAGTATTAAATACAACTGGACAAACAGATGGTTTACCACAAGGTAATATGGCTGGACATGCATTATCAATTAGCAGTGGTAAAAGTGGATCATATTATTGTGAAGAACATGGATATATTATTGGTATCATGTCAGTAATGCCTAAAACAGCATATCAACAAGGAATTCCGAAGACATTCCTTAAAAATGACACATTAGATTACTATTTCCCTTCTTTTGCTAATATTGGTGAGCAACCAGTAACAAAAAATGAATTATATGCATATACTTCTAATGCAAATGAAACATTTGGTTATGTACCTCGTTATGCAGAATATAAGTTTATGCCTAGTAGAGTAGCTGGTGAATTTAGAACTACATTAGATTATTGGCATTTAGGTCGCATATTTGCAACCGAGCCTAATCTAAACTCAACATTCATAGAATGTACACCAGAAGATACAACCCGTATATTTGCAGTAGAAGATGGAACAGACCCATTATATTGTCATGTATATAATAAAATTCAGGCAGTTAGACCAATGCCTAAATACGGAACACCAAGCTTCTAGTGTCTACACAATGTTTAAACCCTTTCCAGTTAAAAGAGGAAAATGGAGGTCATTATGTACCCTGTTCAAAGTGTTTAAATTGTAAAAGACGTAGAGCAAGTACTTGGTCAGTACGATTAGTTAAAGAAGGAGAGCGGAGTATTTCCGCTCACTTCTTAACTTTAACCTACGACACAGAACATGTACCTATAACCAGCAAGGGTTATATGACGTTAAAAAAGACAGATATTCAAAAGTTCTTTAAAAGATTAAGAAAATGTCATGGAAAAAATCACAAATCTATAAAATATTACGCCGTTGGAGAATATGGCGGTCAGACATTAAGACCACATTACCATATAGTTATATTCAACGCTGATATTAATTATTTCGAACGTGCCTGGGCATTAGATAATAAAAAAATTGGCGAAATACATGTAGGAACTATAACCGATGCTTCAATCGGTTATACATTAAAATATATATCAAAAGCTGCCAAAATTCCAATGCACCAGAACGATGATAGAAGCAAAGAATTTGCTTTAATGAGCAAAGGTCTTGGCTCAAATTATATAACCGAAAATACATTAAAATGGCACAAAGCAAACG